AAGCAAGGAGACAACAAAGCTCTTGCGAAGAAACTTGCTGCTGAAAATTATATCAACAACATGGAAACATATCTCAAGACAAGTGTTTGGTTGGATATGTTTTGGGGACCAGAAAGAAATAATCCTGTAACGTATCGTTGCTACTCTCCTGCCTACTATCATCAAGGAAAGAAAAAAGGTATAATGAAAAGACATAAAAACACATACTACAGTGATATTGGTATGGTAGGCGAAAATGAGGAGTGTTAAGCCCGACATAAATAACTTTATGTCGAACATATATAAGTTTCCGGAAAACGCTACAACGTCAGATATTGAAGAGCTCAAGAAAAAAAATCTTCAAGCACATGAACAAAACAAAGCGTTTAGATATTCACAGATAGATGACGTTGCACTCATATGTCAGCACGAGCTTATATCATATCTTGAGTTGCAAGGATTTGACGTAGACAATTATGAGTTTGTAGAACATTTCAGCTTTGCTATGGAAGCTCTACGATCGTGTCTTCTTCAGTCAGCAGGACTTAACCATCCCCTACAACAGATAAAACCCAATCTCCAACGACTGCTGGAGGACTGGCCAGACAGTTGACCTCGTGATGTGTTTCACGTATACTGATAGGTGAAATGACATTTGGAGAATATTATGATACTCGTTGATTTCAATCAAATAGTGATTGGCAATTTCATGATGCAAGTTGGTAATCACACAAACATCCCTCTTGAAGAGGGAATGTTGCGTCACATGATCCTCAATGCATTGAGGTACTACCGTACAAAGTTCCACGAAGAATATGGCGAGCTCGTTATATGCTGTGACAGTAAACGATACTGGCGCAAAGAAGTCTTTCCGTACTACAAAGCTGGTCGTAAGAAAGATAGACAAGCCTCTGGTGTCGACTGGAACACAATGTTTACTGTCCTCGATAAAGTGAGACAAGAGCTCATTGATGTATTTCCCTATCGTACAATAATAATTGAAGGTGCCGAAGCTGATGATATTATTGGCACTATTGTAGGTTACGAACGTGATGAAAAAATATTAATTCTTTCTAGCGACAAAGATTTTGTTCAGCTTCACGTGTATGACAATGTTGAACAGTATAGTCCTGTACTCAAGAAGTTTGTACGACACGAAAATCCTAAAATGTATCTAAGAGAGCACATCATCAAAGGTGACCGTAGTGATGGTATACCTAACATTATGTCAGCTGATAGTGTGTTTGTCAATGGTGGCCGCCAGAAGCCTATTCGCAGGAACATGATATCTGAACTTGCAAGAGTTGACCTTGACCATGTTGAAGAAAGTGATCTTTTCAAGGATGATGAACATAAGCGAAACTGGTTGAGAAACAGACAGCTTGTAGATCTTAAAATGATTCCAAACGAGCTACGGAACAAAATTGAACGTACGTTTGCTGATTATGATATCAACGACAGAAGTAAGCTATTCAATTACTTCGTACAAAATAAGTTGAACAACTTAATGGAGAACATAAATGAGTTTTAACATGAGCGTCTACGAAATGTTGGAAGCCGTGGACAAAGAAAAAACCAAAGCAAAGAAAGTTTCGTTACTACAACAGTATTCGAAAGAATCACAAGCACTAAAGATTGTTGTGGAGCTTGCATATGATAAAGCATGGCAGTGGTTGCTTCCAGAAGGCAACCCCCCATACAATCCCTCTCCAAAGGAGGCAGACCTTCAACACGTACTAAAAGCTGATGCACGTCGTCTTCAGTACTTTGTTAATACACCTCAAGGTAATGCAATGAAGCCTCTGAGACGTGAGACAATGTTCATTGAACTTCTTGAAGCTGTCGATCCTCTTGATGCTAAACTTCTGTTGGCTGCCAAACATAAGAAGCTACCATTCAAGTCTGTTACTAAGAAACTTGTTATGGAGGCTTTCCCAGAAGAAACGAAAGGCTGGTCATGAGTAGAGCATTTGTAATTGGAAACGGAAAGTCACGCGAAGGCTTCGATCTTGAGGAATTGAG